CGATCTCGGCTGCTTGGACCAACCCCTCCCTTCGCCCCTCCATTTGCCCTATCTTGGGCAAGCTGATCAAGCGCTAGCATCAATAGACTTACTATCGGTCAGATTTGACATGGCTCACCGAAGGTATGCCCATGCTATCACCACCGCCAAAGATGTGGCCTTTGAGCAGTGGATGGAAGAGATTCGGGCGCAGAACGAAGGCGCGGTCACGAAGAACCATGTTAGCAGGATCGCGAACGTGATCCTGCGCAAGGCCGATCCGAAGCGATATTTGCTGAGTCATGCGACGATCGTCGCCTCGGTCGACACCTATGCGCCAAAAGGCGTGAAGACCGGGAGACTGATGAATCGCGGGGTGCAAATTGAAGTTAGGCATCCGGATTACAGGATCAAGCCTGACGGTCACGAGATCGTCAATAACAACGGGGACGCGTGGGAGAGGTCTCTTCTGCTCTCCACATACAGGACCTTCATCGGCGCCCCGAATTATCTTGAGCATATTCAGCTTCCCGAGTTGTCGAAGGGTTTCATTATCGACGCCATATCGCGTGATCTTGGGAAGACGTGCTACATAGACATCCTTGTTGGAACGGATCGAAAGCATGGGAAACTCGTGTCTGACATCTTGTCCGGCGAGATGTCAGCGCTGAGCATGGGATGCATATCGCTCTTCACGATTTGCACGAAGTGTGGAAATATCGCAGCCGACGACGCGCAATTGTGTCCTTGCGTTCAATATGAAGGTAAAGGGAATCCTTACGCCGACGAGGACGGAGTGCAGCATCCGATCTCGGAATTGATTGGCCACGTTAGTGTGCCGAATTCGAATCAATTCATTGAGGCTTCTTGGGTCAAAAATCCGGCCTTCCGCGGTGCGGTGCGCAGAAACTTTTTGAACGCGGACACGGTCGCTATCGCTTCAAAGCTCGGAGAAGCAGCTAGGATTTACGAGATCCGTCAGCACGAATCGCATCCTGACGACATCAAACGTGCTGCTTCCGTCAGGAGAGCACAAGGACAGGACCAACAAGCGCCAACTGATCAAGGCGGGCAAGCACCTGCTGATCAAGGCGGACAGGGGCAAGCACCTGCTGATCAAGGCGGACAGAGCCAGGATGGTGGACAGGAAGACCTCGTAGATCTTGGCCAGAGTGGCCAGAGTGGACTTGACCTGGGCGGTGGCGGTGGCGGTGGCGGTGGCGGCACGCCGAGCGATCAGAGTCAAGGTGGCGGGCAGAGCCAGGGCCAAGGTGGTGGACAGGGCGATCTCGACAAGATGCTGGAACAGGCACAAAGCCTTCTTTTGCAGAATCTTGTGAAAAGCCTTGGCGAGAAGCTTGCTCCGAAAGCTGAAGACGTGAAGACTGTCGTGCCATCAACAAACGATTGGGAAGCTTCTGGCGGGGGTAACGACAACCTCGTCAGATCGTCGCAAGAATTCGGTCGAAGGTTGCGCAAAACATTCTCCAGCAAGAAGCTCATCGCGTGGGCTGAGAATGCCTATCGCGTCGTACACACTGGCGGAATCAAGGAAATTCGCGCCAACAAGATGACCTCGCGCGATTTGATAGTCCTTTCATGGATTGAGGATCGCGTGAATGGACGCACATACTCGTCAAATCTTTACAAAGTGGCGATGAGTGTCGGCGCACCGTCCGCTTACCCGAGTGAGAAATCGTTTGTTGCTGCATGCAGCATACGTCTCGGAAGGGCTCCGACCGTTGGAGAGCAGAAGTTTTTCACCTGGAAGGGCAAGATTGCCTCTCTGGTTGAATTTTAAGGCATTGATGAAGGAAGTCCCTGATAGGAGGCATTTCAGGCCATGCGTCAGCGAACAACTTGGAAGCAGACACCACGCAGCGCTTCAACTCAGCGTCGCGCCGACGACCTCTACACGATGAATCGTGATGGCGGAAACCCACAGCCCGCGGTCAACGAGTACGAGAGCGGAGACCCGTCGGCTTGGGCTGAAGACGCCAACTCCGGTTCGTCTGTGGAAAAGGAATACGCAGGCGGAGCCGTGAAGCGAAACGAAATCGGACAGCCCGAATTCCGCGACGACACGTGGAATCACAAGGGCACCAAGCCGTGGGGCGGCGGCGGAGGTTACGACAACGCGAGGCTCTCGGCGGCGCAGCGCAAGGCTGCCGCTTGCGAGCGCGTTGCGCGAGCCATCTTGAGGACCAGCGATGAGAAGCTGATCGAAGCGACGGCTCTCGACCTCATGAATCTGCCTGCGAAGGCGCTCGTCGCCACCATGAAGCGCATGGACCAGACCTCCCCTGCCGCTTTGTCCGAGAACGGTCGCTTCCGTCGTGCCCTGGCCTGCACGAAGCTGTCGGCTCTGGTTCTCTCTGAACGAGCTGAAGAAAGTGCCATCGAGCGTCTCGCGACACTGTTCAACAGTCTCGACGACGCGACGCTCAAGAGCATCCTCAGCGTTGTCGCCACTTCTCGCGTCTCCGCCGAAGAGCCCGAGCAGGGCGAATCCGAGGAACACGAGCAGGGCGAATCCAAGGAACACGAGCAGGGCGAGAAGGAAGAGAAGAAGGAGGGCGAAGGCCCCAAGGAGACTTCCGCCGCCGAAAAGTGCTCCGAGGAGAAGAAGGAAGAGGAAGGCGAGAAGGAAGAGGAAGGCGAGAAGGAAGAGGAAGGCGTCCTCACCGAAGCTGACCTCGAGAAGCTCCAGTCCATGATGCAGGAAGTCGTCGGCGGCGGCGCACCTGCTGAGGGTGAAGAGGGCGTCGATAACCTCGAGCAACTGTTCGAGGGCGGCGAAGGCGCCGAGGGCGGCGAAGGCGCGGGAGCTCCTGGTGTTCCTGGTGCTCCCCCGGTCGACATCACCTTCGACGAGGGTGACGAGGGCGAGGCTGCCGCGGCTGGAAAGCCGATGATGGCCGCCGATCTCAACGGCCTGTTCGACACCGAAGAAAACATTGCGCAGCGTGAGCTGCGTGCCGCGCAGGAAGGCAACTTCAGCCAAAGGACCGCTTCCACCAAGGGTGCCAAGAAGCTGGGTCAGGTCAAGGCCCAAAAGCCCGCATCGGTCGAAGCGAACCTCGAGGCTCTGTGGGAGCGTCCTGGGCAGTGAAGGCTTTCTGGGGTTCAGAGCACACCGGGCTCTGAACTCTGGAGAAATACGCATACGGGATACGCAAACAGATCAACAGTGACGGAAATTTGACCAAAGGAAGATCGCGACGATCAGATGGGACGACGGTTTCGCGGCGACGGACTGAAGCTATCCCTGAAGTGAAGAGCGAAGCAACTGGCGGTCGGATTGACGAAAGCTGGAGGAAATCATGGGAAACATCGGTGGTCTCGCATCAGGTGACTTTCGCCTGAGCCAAGGGGCCCTGCGTATCCTGTATAGTCTGACCAAGGACACCATCCCGTCCCTGTCGTCAGATGGATTCACGCAGAACAACCCCAACGTCGTGACCGACGCCGTCGCGCTGTCTTCAGTTCTTCCGATGAACGTGAAGAAGGGCGTGCTCGGTGGCTCGGTTGCATTCACTCGACCCGACATCGGGTCGAACACTGTCGGCGGCGCGGTTCTCGTGAACGTTGCGTACGTCGTGAATTTCCGTCCCCTCGGGTTGTTCATCAATGACGCGCTCGGAAACGCGTTCGAGAACACTCCCGGCGTGGCGTCCGGCAAGGGACCGTTCATCCGCGGCGGCGCGGTCGGCGTCAAGATCTACGAGACGCAGGTCCAGGTCACGCTCGGCCCCGCAACCAAGGGCGATCCTCTGGTTGACTATGCGAACGGCCAGAAGCTGTACGCATCGGTCAACGGATACCTCACCAACAGGTGGCAGGACTCGTACGAGTACCGGTGGATCACCACGGCTGGTCTCGGCTCCAGTGCCGGCACTGCCATCGAACCTGACGTGACGTGCATGGGCATCGTCCTTTCACCCCCTGACTCGACGAGCACTGAACTGTTCGCCGAACTCAAGTACTGAGAGGAGCTACGACCATGGCATTCGGCGTACAGGTTGTTGACAACACCATCCGAGAGCAAACCGTCGACAAGTACATCGGTACTTCGGCCGGGCGCAAGCGCCTCGCCTCGTCGATGATCCAGCCCCTGCGCGAGCGCAGGGACTATTCGTCCGTCGGCCGGAAGACGTTCCTTGTCGAGCAGCTGCCCGACGGAGCCCTCCCGATCTACGACAAGGATCCGGACGTCATCGCGTACGTGATCGGCGAAGAGGGCGAGAGTATCACCGCCGTGGCGAAGCCGCGCCGCGTGATCTTCCCCCTGTTCGAGATCGCAGCGCTGCCCAAGGCCCCGCTCACGCAGATCAAGGAGCGTCGGTACGACCTCCTCAAGCGTATGCAGGACCTCGGCAAGGCCCAGATCCAGGCTGCCGAAGACGACCGCGTCTTCGCAATCATGGACGCCATCGCGATCAACGGCTTCGACTCGCTTCCGGGCGGGACGAACCCTGACATCCCGGTGGTCGCCCCGGTCTCTCCGGCCGTCCTCGCGGACGCGTTCGCCGAGATCGAGCGCCATGACCTCCGCGTCGCTCGCGTTTACATGAACGCGGTCGACTACGCCGACATTCGCAAGTTTGGCCGCGACGTTCTCGACCTCGAGAGCCAGGCGACCCTGTGGAAGACCGGCATGATGGCTACGGGCTGGAACGCCCAGTTCATCGTGTCGCGTCTCGTCCCCGCCGGCGTGGTCTACATCTGCTGCGAGCCCGAGCAGTTCGGACGCATCCCGGTCCGCACCGAGCTGACGGTCCTCTCGGCAGACAACCCGGAAGAGCGTACAATCGGGTTCTCGATGTTTGAGAACCTCGGCATCGGGGCGTACAATCCCCGCGGCCTCGTCCGGCTCATCGTGACGCGCTGATAGCTCGCTGCGAGTGCTGAGCCCCCGATTTTGCAATGATCGGGG